CTCAACAGCGTTAGCAGCACCTTGCATTGCCTTATTAGACAATAATGGATTTGTTTCAGACATACCTGTCCTCCTTCGGTTAAGCTCCCTTAATTGGGTTGGCTTATTTTAACCTATCGGCTAAAATTTTTGTTCTTGTGATTGTTTTCGGAAAATCTCTAGCTGTTTTTCCGCTAGTTTTCCGGTTTCAAGAATACTTTTTAAATGTTGTTCAACTTTTCCGACAACATTGTAAGCGATCCAAAGTTTTTCCCTTGTATCGCCTTCTTTTGCACCAGTTTTTTCTAAAAGTGCTTCAGAATAAATTTTTTTAAGAGTACCTAACGCCTCTTGAAAGAGTTTATTCTCTAATAATTGTTTGGCCTGGGATGACCGGCTGAGTTCTCTCTCCCTCTTGGCCTGATCGTTCTTCTCCATTAAAACCTTTTAGTTGTTGACTAAATATATTAGCAGATTTTTCAGCTTTTTCAAGAATTTTAGTATTATCAGCCATAATCATTTTGTCAAGATCAGCATCCGCTTTAATTTTAGCTGTATCAAGTTGTGTATTATATTTCAATGAAATATCTTTTATCTTCGCTTCAAAGTCTAATAGGTCAGCTTGGCGTTCTTGATTCAGTTCTTGGTATTTAAGTTCTAAATCAGCAATCTTACGTTTATTCTCTGCGTCAATTCTAGTAAATTCAATTTTTTCAATCGGTGTTAATGGCGGTGGCGTAGGAGGACCCATCATTTGTTTGCCTATCTCAGGATTAACAAAATAACTTTCAACATTCTTCAATCCGGCATTTTCAACAATTTTGGATAATGTATTATACATATTGGTTAGAGTAACCATTGGAAATTCTTTACTTCCCTGTAATTGGAAAGCCTCAAGTTGTCTTTGCAAAATATTATTAAGCATAACAATTTGTTGTTCTTTTGAGCCTGTGCCTAATCCAACCACTATGGAAACATTAAAACGATTTCTCCATTCGGTAGGTTTAACCGGAACATACTTGTTATGAATCATAATCACTTTTTCTTTGTCTTGATATTTAACCATCAATTCAAACATTTTTCTAAATAAATCTTTCACTCCGGTTTCGGCAAAAATTCTAGCCACCAATTCGGAACGCATTTGAGTTTGTGTCATTAAAGCATTAACGCCAGTTGCCGTTTTTGCGTTTAAAGTATCAGGGTCTAATCCTTGTATTTGTTTTGAAACTCCGGTTCTACTTTCCCTAACCGAATCTAAATATTCTAATAAAGGAAATGCTTGTTGTGAAATTGGTTGAGCTTGTAAAGGTTGCATCACTTGGTTTGGTGGTTGTTTAGTTCTAACGACTCCGCCAGGTCTAGTAGTTAAAAGGTCATCCATATTGACCATTCCATCCATGATTGCCACCCTATTGTTATTCGTCAAATACATATTGTCTAATAATTGACGTAGAACAGTAGATTTCATTAATTGAATATCCTCAACTAATTCAGCAATAGAACGACCATAAAATCTGTGCGGCATTGGAATTGGCGTAACCGAAACAAACGGCATCGTATCGCATGGCATATTTTCTAAAATAAAAGAACCATCAACTCCAGCCGTTAAAACTTTTCTTAATTCCGCTATGCCGTCTTTGTCATAATCGTAGCGTACATAACATTCGTAAATTTCAACTTTTTCCGTTGAACTGTCTGTTGGCGTTTCCATTGGAAAAGCACTAATCTGTCTTTGCCTAACTAAATTTTCAGTATCGAATAAAGAAGTTTGAGCTGTGGGTAATTTCATTACATCAGCTTCATCAAAGCCCATAAGAACTATATCCGATCTAGTCATATAAACTCTTTGAGCTATAAAGTCAGCGTCATCAATAGTCTTTGCATTTCTATTAATTAAAAATTCATCAGGCGTTACTGACTCCACTTTAATTCCACCCTTTTTAATTGTTCTTTTCAGGGTACAATTATGTAAAATAGGTTTAGGGAGTTGAGCTTTGATAATTTCTAATTGAGCAGGATCAGCAATCGTTTCTTCAGCTTTTTCAATAATAAGTTCGTTTTGTCCTTTTACTTTTTCATCAACAACTTCTTCTTCTTCAATCTTTTCAATATCATCATTGGTGTCCATCAACGCATAATACTCTTCTTCGGTTAAATTTTTATAAGTTTCATGTTCAACCTTTTCGCTTTCGTCATAATAAACTTTTAAAAATCCATTTTTTTCAATCAAAGCATCTTTGAAAAAATTATAAAGAAGTTTAAAGCCATCGTTTTCTTTATAGAACACATGGTTTAAATAAGCCGTTGCTTGATCAGCCATCGGCACATCTTCAGCCGTTACCGGATCGCAACGAACCACTTTGTCGGAAGAAGTGAAGATTCGCAAAAGGTTCGGTAGCATACTTTCAACGGTGTCGGAAACATCGGTACTTACGACTTGGGAGCGGCCATCAATTTCCGTTCCTAGTTTATCGCCTAAATAATATTCTAATGATTTTCTTCGTTGTGCTGAAAGATGTCCGCCCAAATATCCTAAAGAATTATTAATCTGTTTGCTTATAACAGCTCTTAATTCAGGATCTTCATGTTGTATGATTTTTTTTGCCATTTTAAACTATATATGCAGTATTCACTTTTATAGGTTTTTTCCAATCAGACCTTTGGACAGGTTCTACAATCGCTCCATACCTCATTCCGTCTGCGAAGTGCGAAGCCCAATTATGTAAAGGTCTATTTCTAAAACAATTATTTTTATCATCCCATCTTTTACAATAGGATTTTAAAGCCTCAACCAGTTTATTACAGTTTTGTTTATGAAACCAGCATTTTGGTAATATTTGGCGAACTTGTTCAATTCCATCTTCTATACTTAACTTGGGAGCAATGTCAAATTCCAAACCCATTTCTTTTGAAGTTTCCCAACGGCTTTTGTTCGTTCCCAGCTCTCTCACCCTAATATCATGGGGAGCGATATGCTTGGAATAAATATAAGGTTTGCTATCTATCACACCTAAATAATGTTCCAGACCCTCACCGGAGTTTTCGTAGCAATCTATGATTCTTATTTCATCCTTTAGGCGTTGAACAAAAATAATAACCGTACTATCGTTAATTCCCAAATCCCACCAAGTTTCGGTTTCAATTTCATTGTCTATGTCAAAATTCTTAATCCGACCTTTTTTGTCAAGTTCTTCCATTATGCTCCCATAATACGAACCGCTAATACCGGCTTGGAAGCTACATTCCATTTCTTGAGCGTAGGCCTCTGGAGACATCACATTTTTTGCATCCTTTAATTCCTTATCTTCAATAATCTTTGTTTCACTAGCTTTAAAAATACAGGTATACCACCCTTCCATTTGCTTCGCTAATTGGTGGAGTTGGTAAAAGTAATTCCGGCCTCTAGGCGTTCCAATAAAAATGGCAAACCCATTTCGATCCGACAAGCAAGGTCGCAATATGGTATCGAATAAATCCGGAGCTACGTTTTGGGTTTCATCAACAATAATCCCATCAAAGTATTGACCCCTAATGGCACTACTATTTTCCGCACCGATAATTTGTATTCTTGAATTGTTAATGGAAAAGTCCACCCTTAATTCCGACTCATTGGCTTTAACGCCAGGAATTGTGGCAGTATATTGTTTTAAATAATCCCAAGCTGTCGCTTTTCCTTGTAAACGGTATGGCGAAATAAAGGCATATCTAGGGTATGGCCGTTTATTGGTTAAGGCCGCCTTAATTAAATGGTTAATGCTAAATACAGTTTTGCCGCCCCTACGGTGTACTATGATTACATTAAACCGGTTCTTATCGCATTTCTTGTGTAAAAAATTTTGTAAAGTTCTGGGTGTGTAAGGAATAACAACTTCTTTCATTGCGTTGCCAAGCCCCCCTAGTGCAAAGTTCTTTTGGGGTTTAAATCCGGAGCTTCAAAAGGTTCAAGTCCAACATGAGCAAAGTGGTCGGTTAATTTGTGGCTAAAGTCGTTGGCTTCGTCATCATTTTCGAAACCTTGAAAATGGGTAACGACAACCGGCTTCTTGGTTTCCTTATCTTTTAAAATAAAAATAATAGTTTTTAAAATTAAATTGTCCATGTTTTTTTAAACCGCTTTTAAAGTTTAGGAGTGTATACCTCCCTTAAAATTAAAATTCCCATCCGATTGAAAAATGGGGAGGCGGTTTTCAATAACCCCCCTATTTCAATAATTAGTTTCAAATATCCGCATAAAATTACTAACGATAACTAATTCCTATCAATAGTAATCTTCCGATAATTAATTGTTATCGGAAAACCGAACCTAAACCGGTTCTAGTTCCCAAACCAGTTCGTATATAAGAACTATTATTTCTTTGTGAAAGAAATAGATTCATTAGTGATTTATCTAGCTTATTTGTTCATCAACTATTCCATTTTATATTTAAAGGTTCTGTTTTATCGCCTTTTATTGTTAGTTCAGCGGCTTTTGAATACACTTTTGGTCGCAATTTAGAAGCAGACCATTGTCTATTCGTTGTCATTATCTTTAAAATATTAACCAAGTTATGACCTTGCTTTGGATCTATTTCACCGGACATTAACTGTTTTTCTAGCTTCTTACGTTTATGCTCAATATCAGACAATAAATAATCCACCGCTAATGACTTGGATTTTTCATAGCGAATCATTAGATCATCTTTATCCGACACCAATGCCTTACGGAAGGTGGTCCAGCTACAATCGATTCCATTGCCATCGGTTTCAAATATTTCTCTAATCGTCTCACCGTCAGCTATCTTTTCAAGAATTAATGAGATTAATTTCTTATTGAGTTTTCTAGGCCTAGCCATAATTCATACACCCTTTAGGGTTGGGGCGTTTGTGAAAGGAAAGAAAGAACGCCCCAACGAATAGTATTCGAACCTATTTTGAAACTACAATCGAAAAGGGATTATCAATTAGTAGCTTATTTTTCTTAACATACAATATATAGATTTACAACGATTTTACAAATCATAATCTTTTTTACGGCTATCTAATAAATATTTGGTTGTAAAATTACCGGTAAAATCCTCCTTAATGATTCCTTTTTTAAGCATATCCTCAATAATTAACTGACAAGTGAAATGGCCTACCCTTTTATTATTTACAATCCAACTTATCGTTTCCTTGTCCAACAAGCCATTTTCGTAATCATTCCATAAATCAACCACAATTTGCAGTTTATCTTGTTTCGTTAGCTTATTGTTATAAAAATGCGGTAATAACTCATCTTTAAAATATCTCATATTTAGTCTAGCAAGTAGCTATGGGGGCGATCATAGTTTTTTAAAACCTTTAAACTTTTCCTTTAATTTGTGAATATCTTTTATCTTTAGCTTCTTATTACTACTGGTATTATCATCTGGTCTTATACTGTTACCCAAAAACTGGGTAGGGTCTGATCCCCAGATCTGCGTAGGGTCTCTACCCAAAAACTGCGTAGGGTTTGGGGTTTGCAGTTGATAAGTATTCGCCCCACCATCTCTTTCTACAATCGTCAAAACCTTTCGCTTAATCAGTTCTTTCTTGGCTCTTTGTAGCGTATTAATAGACATACCCAATTTCTTGAGTTTGACGTTTCTAATGGTTCTAAACTTGGGCGATAAGCTAACCAAGAAAACATAGAGTTTCAAAGCCGAACCGGATAAGTCCGACCAAGCGATAAAGTTGGGAACTTTACAGAATCCCTTTCTTAACTTTCTTTCCATTTTCGAATCACTTTTAAACCCCTGCCCAAATTTAAGCAATGTCTAAATATGGACATACTACATTTAGTAGAGTGTTATAAATATCACACAATATAACCTTGCAAAGCCCACTAAATAAGCATTATTTTTTTACTATTAAGCTGCTTTTTTCTTTGCTTTCCCCATAATTATGTATAATATCTGTATATGTTTAATTTAATAAGGGAGTCTAACATGAATAAAAAAGAAAAAGACCATGTTTATAAAATGATTGAAAAACATGGAAATAATCTAAAAGCTATTTTTAACATTAATGAAGATAGTGTTAAACTTTGTAAAAAACTTTTTAGATTAGAGAACAAAGCACACAGACTGGCTACTGATTATTGTAACGGAGATTTTCAAGGAGATATTGAAACCGAAAGCAATAAAATAGTTGATAAAGCTAAAAAGATTTTAAAAAC